GCGTGATTAGCCGGTGCCAGGTGGGTCCCAGTCAGGCCGTCATCGTGGTCCCAGATCGGGTTGACACAGCCAATCGCAACGTATGAGCGGGTTTACATCGAGGCGATGACCGAGAATGCTGGTAGGGACACTGATACTCCTACTGAGCGCCGCAAGATGCTGGGCGTATGGACTCAGCGCGATGAAGAAGAGGCCAAGGAAGCCGCTGAACGGCGGCGGATGTTCGGCTCCCGACGAATCCCACCCGCCTAGACACCGCTGATTCCTCTGAAACGTCGGATAATTGAAGGTATGGACATCACCGAGAAGCCATTGACCAACCTGGCTGACACAATACATACAGCCCTGATCGGACACAGGCCGGACGACTACGCCTGCTACTACAAGCAGCTTTTCAATGTGTTTGGAGCGCCCGGCATCCCGAACACCTACGAGGCGGTACTCAAGCGTTACGGCAGGGTAATCCATCGAGAGACATTCTGGCGGCGCAAGAGCGCAGAGAAGCAATGCATCGCATGGAAGCGCTTGTATGACGCCGTCGTACTACCACCTCCACAGTCCTAGACACCGCTGATCCCGTTGAAACGCGGGATAATTGAGGTATGAACGACGAATTGAGCTTCCTGCTTGAGGCGTCGCCGGAAGAGTGGGATACCTTCATTGGATGCCCACATACAGGCAAGTCCTACACGGAAGTGGGACGGCTAACCGGCGAGGTGTTCACGCGCTGCTGCGACTGTCACACGGCTTTGCCTAATCTCCCGTCCTAGCTGAATCCCTTTGGGAGGTAATCATGCTTGATGGTCAACCGTTGGGCGAGTACCCGGAACTGGGGCCGACGCACACCGCCGAGTATTTCGAGCTCCTAACACTGGCCTACTTAGCCAGGCTCATGGGTTACCACATCTAGTGCCATGCCCCTCACTGCTAACCAGCTCCGCATCCTAGAGGCGTTGCAGCGGTTACGTATAGCCCGTACTGAGGGCGATGTTGACGCCGAGCTCGTGGCCTACAGCCGCATGGATGAGCTACTGGATCGTGAACCTAGGGGCATAGGTTCCGTTTCGCCGATCGCGCCATAGCCAACAGATTGGCTGGTGTCGCGTTCGGATAGTTGGAGTGCGAGGCGACCTGCTCGGGGGTTTCCCCGTTGCGCAAGTCATTGCACATGCCGTTCCCGGCGGCCAGTAGGAACGGCCGGGACTGCCACATCACTTGAAAACCCTGCCCGGACAGTTCGTCCAGGTAGGCGTCATCGTCCGCGTACGCCGCGGGCGCGAAAACAATGCTGGCCGCTACGGCGGCTGCAGCTGCGATCTTGATCATTGGCGGATCGTAGACCTCCACCCCGACGGGTACAGGCGAAACGGGAGATCAGATGGCCGTGCAGCACTGCGAGTACTGCGGCCGCCGCCTCCGGTACGACTGCTGCCCGCACTGTGAAGAGGGTGAGTAGTGCTCGGGGTAGCGATCACCACCCACAACCGCCGAGATGTCCTCCTCAACGCGTTAACGCACTGGATCGAGCACACCTCGGCTGATGTGCCAATTGTCGTTGTGGACGACGGCAGCGACGAGCCCCTATGCCTTGAAGGCTGGCGCGGTATCCCGGTGCATCGAGTTCCTAGCGTGAGCGTTGTTCGCCATCCACAACCTATGGGGATAGCGGTGGCGAAAAACCGTTGCATCGCCGAGCTCATGGACTTGGGGTGCGACCACCTGTTTCTCGCTGACGACGATGTGTGGCCCACCGTAGACGAGTGGTGGAAGCCTTACGTTGAGTCGCCGGAACCGCATCTGTCGTTCCAGTGGCCCAGCGGCGGCCGACACAGCGTCACCCACCAAGACGAGCAGCATTTCGCCATCGGATTCCCCCGCGGAGTTCTCCTATACGCCGAACGCCGAGTGATCGACACGGTGGGCGGCATGGACACCGGATATGGGGCGCACGGCGGCGAACACGTCGACTGGTCACAGAGAATCCACGACGCAGGGTTGACGCGATGGCCGTTCGCCGATGTCCGAGGATCACACAACTTGATCTACTCCCGCGACAAAGCCGAAGGAAACCGAACAGGTTCTTCCCGGTTTGAGCTTCCCGAGCGTGCCCGGATGTGTGAGGCCAATGGAAACCGTTGGGGCCACAAGCACCCAACATGGCCGTACTTTCCATTCCGGGGAGGCGAGGGCGTCCAGGACTACCAGTTAGGCCCGTACTTCCCGCCCGCGGAGCATTATTCGCTGCTGCGGCATGTGGTCGGTTTGAGACCTTCCGGTGTGGCTTTGGAGTTTGGGGTGGGTAAAGGCGAATCGACCCGCATCATTGCCGAGCACATGCCGGTGATCGGATTCGACAGCTTCACCGGACTGCCTGAGGATTGGCGCGACGGATTCCCTAAGGGGTCGTTCGCGCATAAACCACCAGCCATCAACAACACTCGCCTAGTGATAGGTCGGTATGCCGACACCCTGCCAGGGTTCACGTTCCCTGAGTGTGGTTTGGTGCATATCGACTGCGACCTGTACTCGTCCACGGCAACAGCTCTGGAATATCTACAGCTCAAGCCTGGAACTTATGTCGTTTTTGATGAGTGGCACAGCTACGACGGCTGCGAAGACCACGAGATGAAAGCCTGGCGCGAATATGCCGACCGCACCGGCATCAACTGGTGTGTGGTTGGGCATTCGCATGAGGCTTGGGCGATTCGGATCACCTAGGGAGTTGTGTTGCGAGTCATCCTCTTTGTGTTCGCGGGCCGTAAAGCCAATATGCAACTCCAGGTACCGTACATCAAACGCATCCTGGCTGAGCATCCGAATGTTGAATACGACATCTGGAACCTCGCCCGCGACCCCAAGGACGCGGAGTATCTGCAAACCATCACGGGCGAGCGGATCACCGTCCGTAACGACTTCCATGGCGGATGCCATTGGACCGGTTTCAACAAGGTGTGGTGGTACTACGCCCAACCCGAGTATCGGGACTGTTTGTTCGTCAAGGTCGATGACGATGACGTGTTCTTCGAGACCGCACGCTTCGGTGAATACCTTGAGGCGATAGACAACAACCGCGGCAGCGTTGTCTCCGCGCTGACCGTGAACAACGGCGCCTCAACATGGTTGGAGCCGCTGATTTGGCGCGGCTTCGAGAACCTGAACATCCCTTTGTTGGATGTGCACATGTCCGGCGACTACGCCCACATGTCACACGAGCATTTCCTGACCAATTGGCGGGATGTGACTGGTCAACCCAACCAGGTCATCCCGACGACGGACTGGTTGTCGATCAACTGCATCGGACTCGACCACCCCACCCTGAAACGCATCGCAGACCTACTGGACACCCCTTCGCCTGCCCATATCGCAGGCAGGGATTGGCCGCACGGCTTCAAGATCGGTGACGAAGGTGCAGCCAATATGCAGCCCCGAGTCATCCATAGAGGGTTTGTGGTGTCGCACCTATCGTTTGGACCTCAAGAACTCCCCGATGAGACGTGGGACCAGCTGCGCGCTGGTTATGCGAAGGTCGCAGGGGAGTACCTGTGAACGTCGCCGTGATCATCCCGTTCCGGGACCGCGGTAAGGACCCTCTAAGGCCCGCGAATCTGCGACGCGTCCTGATGGGCATGGAGGGGCTGTACCGCATCCATGTTGTTGATGACGGCCGCTCAGGCTATGAGTCGTTCAATCGATCCGCCGCATATAACCGCGGTGCCGACATGGTTGACGCCGATGTACTTATCTACTGCGAATCAGATCTGCTGGTCGACCCTATCCAGATTCGGGAAGCGGTCGCGCTGGCTTCGTTGACACCAGGTTTAGTCGTTCCGTTCTCACGCTTCATGGCCATTGCCCCCGAGGACTCGGTTCGCGTCCGAGACCTTGAGTTAGAGCCCGAAGAAGCTGTATCGCATCAGGTCCGAGGCGACCGTCAGTCGATCGGTGCCGTCAATGTCGTCTCCCGGGAATCACTCTCACTGATCGGTCAATACGACGAGTCGTTTGAGGGTGCTTGGTATGACGATGACGCGATGTGCCGAGCGTTTGAGGTGTGCTGCGGCCCAACCCGCTTCATAGACGGCCCCGGATATCACCTGTACCACCTACCCGGCGCCAGCGGCGATCATTTGACCGACGCTGATCGTGCCGCCACTGAACGCAACAAGGCCCGCTACCAGCTGTACCGGCAGGCAACAACACCGGAACGTATCCGCGAACTCACCGCAGGGGGTGTGTGATGGCCGACCATCTCATCACCGGCCCTGACGGCATCCAGTACACCTTGGCGGAGTGGGTGAACTCCCACATCGTTGGAACTTTCGAGCAGATGCTCCCCGGCGGGAAGACCCGCAAGGGCGGTGCCTGCTCGTGTGGGTGGCGCACCCCGCCTTTCGATCCTGTCGGTGATCGCGCTAAAGCGATGGCCGATGAACATAAGCGTCTAGAAGACCTCGCTGATGAGATGCGAAGGGAGAATGGTTAATGGCAGCCTTCGTGTACTTCACTGTGGCCGACACCTATCAGGCCATCGTCTCTGATGGGTCTGATGAGGGTAGCGAGCCGGATCTGAAGATGATTTCCGGCACGGTCACTTTCACTCCGTCGGTGAAGGAAGTGCTGGCCACCATCTCCGATATCCCCACCACGGTGCGTTTGGAGCCGATCATTGGCCGCATCGAGGAAGACGGTGTGCTGAAGACTCTCGATTCCACACCAGGTGTGAAGCTGCTCGCCAACACCGAAGCAATCGGGCCACTGCCTGAGCTGACGTATCGGGTGGACTTCACGAACGTGGTCTACAACCGCAAGACCAACCAGCGCATCGAACCGTTCCGGTTCGCCGCTGCCACAAGCGCCACCACGCTGCGCTTGTCTTCGGTTGAGCGCCTGCCGCTTTAGGCACACGTACTAGGCGCCCCTACCCGTCCAAAGGTAGGACCAGTTAAGTCAAGTCGAGAATTGAGGGAACAACTATGTCTGTCGACGTGATCCATGTGCCAGGCGGTATCGGTGGCCGCTACGAGGATTACTACTTTCCTGTCCAAGCGGCGCAGGTCCGAAACCTGCTAGGCAAGATCCTGACCCATATCGAGGCCATGAACCTTCCACCGCGCGTTGAGAAGGCCAACAAAGACCTGGTCCGCCAATCCATCTGGGACTGGTGGTCCGACGCCATGGAGAACTCCACCACCTCAGCGGGCGGATGCATTGGGCCGATCGAGAACATTCGGGAAGCCCGCACATCTGACGACAAGCCAAACCGATATGTGTGGCACACGACGGTTGGAGAGCTGGCGCCCAAGGCGCCGAAGATGTTCGTCACATACAGAGACAAGCGCTGATGAGCGACGAGCAGTACTTCGGCCCCTTCTGGGTCGGCATCAAGACTCGAGATTTCTGCGGTAAGCGCCTACCGAAGCGAGATCATAAGCCGTGGATCGACGACGGCGTCTATGGGGAGATCTACTGGGGCGATAGCGCGGGGGCCCGCGAGCTCGCGCAACATCTACTCGACGCAGCGGACGCCTATGACGCACTCGCTTCGGAGTTCAACTCATGAGACCCGACGAACGCATGAACCAGCTCCAGCGAAGAGTGGTTAACCATGCCCTGGCGGATCGGATGCTGAAAGTATCGCGGGGCGAGCCGATATCCGTTATGCGGGGATGGGCCAAGGATGGAAAGACCTTTCACTTCCTTGAGCCAGACCTATCTGGCGTGGATTGGCACCATGAGATGCAGAGGCTTTGGTGGGCTTGACCTACCGCATCGGCATAGTTGGCCATAACAAGCGGGCCGCCGCGGCCCATAACCTGATGGAAGCTACTGGTGCAGCGTTCCTGTCGTTAGACAACGGATCTAAGGGCTGCAACGGCAACCACCGCCATGTACTCGAGTGGCTATCCACCAGCCCTACTGAGTGGGTAGTTGTCCTTGAGGATGACGCCCAACCCATAGACGACTTCCGCACACAGCTCGATAAAGCGCTCACCGCGGCCCCTTGTGACATTGTGTCCCTGTATTTGGGGACCAACTATCCGCGTCTATGGCAGCGCGGCATACAACGCGCCACAACCCAAGCCGACCAAACTGATTCGCCCTGGCTGGTATCCGAGCATCTACTACACGCAGTGGGGTATTGCATCCGCACCACCCTGGTACCTGATCTTCTCGACGCCCTACCTGAGATGCCCATTGACGACGCCATCACCACATGGGCCAGAGACCAAGAGCACCGCATCGCCTACACATGGCCAAGCCTCGTAGACCACGAGGATGCGGACACCTTGATCTCCAAGCGCCCCACACGTAACGCCCCACGCAAGGCCCACCGCACAGGCACACGCACCCAATGGGCTGGCCCCACCGTAGAACTGGAGTACTGCTGATGCCCGAAGAGATGACTACGGCCGCCTTTCATGTCGATGCGGGCACGTCCCGTACGGAGCGCACCACAGTAAGTGCAACGTTCGAAGTCGTGGGTTGCGAAGCCGTGATTGATCTAGGTACCTCCTAAGGGGGATTCACTAATGCCCGTCCTAGTCTGCTCACGAGGCAAGGAATACGTACACCCATCAGGCACGCACTACCTGTCCAGTCCCACCAATGTGCTGCACATCTTCAATGGTGAAACCAACGTCGCGTCCTACCGCGAATGGGACTATGCCTGGATACCCAACGGAGAACCCGGCACAGGCCAACACGTCGACAACTCGATCAACTTCAACAGGCCAGTCGGTGTCACCACCGTGGAGGAGCAGCAGAAGCGCGCGCGTCTGCAGTTGTCCCGAGATGGCCATGCCCCGCGCACCTAGAGTCTGCGCACACCCTGACTGCACAGAGCTGGTGCATGGCGCTAGGCGCTGCCCCCAGCATCAGGTAAGCGGCTGGTCCTCTAGTCCACGCACCGCATCCGCAGGACGCACAGGAACCAGCGCATGGAGACGCACCAGAGCCTACGTCCTACACCGCGACAACCACACATGCCAGATACGCGGACCACGATGCACCACCCACGCCACCGAAGTCGACCACATCAAACCAGTCAGCCTCGGCGGCACAGACTTCGCAATCAACTGCCAAGCAACCTGCCACACCTGCCACGCCTGGAAAACCGCACAGGAAGCCAACACGGCCCGGCAATGACCCCCTGGGGACCACCCCCACCCCACCCCACGCCCCGACATCGGCCAGACGCCGTCTTTTCGGCCTGTACGGGTTCCCCAGCTTTTCCGGCCCCGAAACGGGGCGTCCAAGTCCCGAAACGGGAGGTTGATGATGCCTGGACCCACCAAGAAAGATCCGAGTCTGGTTGCTCGGCGCAATAAGACGACGACCAGGGCTGTTTTGTCTGCCGATCACGACATTGAAGCGCCCGAGCTCCCTGCGGAGATCGCGTGGCATTCGATGACGAAGCGTTGGTGGGCTGATATTTGGTCGTCTCCGATGGCTCCCGAGTATGCGGAGTCGGACATCAACGGTTTGTTGCGTGTGGCGATGTTGTACAACGACTTTTGGTTGGCGGAGACAGCGAAAGAGCGGGCTGAGATTCAGGTTCGGCTCGAGAAGGCCGATGTCGACTACGGAACTAACCCGATGGCTCGGCGCCGGCTGGAATGGCAGATCGAGCAGTCGGAGGATTCGAAGGCAAAGGGACAGAAGCGCCGCGGCGTCCCCAACCCCGCCCCGATGCCAGAACCCGACTCCGATCCGCGGCTCAAGCTAGTCCAATAGTCCCGCCATGGCGGTTCTGATTGTTCCGCCGCTCGACCTGTCCTACCCGACATTGGGGCCGCAGGTCTGCCAGTTCATCGAAGAGCGGATGGTGTTCGGCCCCGGATCCCTATCGGGGCAGCCGGCACGCCTCGATGACGAGAAGCGCGGCATCATCTACCGCCTCTACGAGATCTACCCGCAAGGGCACCGGCTTGCGGGGCGGCGCAGGTTTCAGCGTGGAGCCATTGAGGTCCGTAAGGGGCTGGCGAAAACCGAGCTCGCCGCTTGGATATCGGGTTGCGAGCTGCACCCCGAGGCTCCGGTTCGGTGCGACGGGTTCGACGCCAGCGGCAATCCGGTCGGCCGGCCCGTGGAGTCGCCCGTCATTCCGATGATGGCGGTCACCGAGGAGCAGGTGGAAGAGCTCGCGTACGGCGTGCTCAAGTATGTGCTCGAAAATGGGCCTGACGCGGAACTGTTCGTGATCACTAAAGAGAAGATCATCCGAAAGGGCTGGAACGGAACCGAAGACGGCTTTGTCGTCGCGGTATCCAACGCCCCCGGATCCCGAGACGGTGCACGAACCACCTTCCAGCACTTCGATGAACCACACCGATTGTTCATGCAGCGGATGCGGGACGCGCACGAAACGATGCTCCAGAACATGCCGAAGCGGCCCCTCGAGGATCCGTGGACGCTGTACACCTCCACCGCGGGCCAGCCGGGGCAGAACAGCATCGAAGAGGATGTTCTCGCCGAAGCGGAAGCTATCGACAAAGGTGAGGTTGACGACCCCAGCCTGTTCTTCTTCCGCCGATGGGCCGGCGACGAGCACCGCGACCTATCCACTGTGGAGAACCGGATCGCAGCCGTCGCAGACGCCACCGGCCCCGTAGGGGAGTGGGGCGTCGGCCAGTTTGAGCGGATCGCAAAGGACTACGACCGCAAGGGCATCGACAAAGCCTACTGGGAACGGGTGTGGCTGAATCGGTGGCGCAAATCTGGCTACCAAGCGTTCGACATGCTCAAAGTCGAATCCCTGCGCTTCGAGGACGAAGACAAACCGTGGGGTCCGATACCGGACGCCGCGTTCGTCACCGCAGGGTTTGACGGCGCGAGGTTCCGTGACGCCACTGCACTCACCATCACGGATATCGAGACCGGACGGCAGATGCTTTTGGGCTGCTGGGAGCGCCCTGAAAACGCTGAGGACTGGGAAATCCCAGAGGATGAGGTCACGGACCTAGTCACGGACATGATGTCCCGGTATGAGGTGTGGCGCATGTACTGCGACCCGCCCCACTGGACAGAAACCGTTGCTTCATGGGCGGCCCGATTCCCCGATCAAGTTGTCGAGTGGTTCACCCAACGCAAAACGCCTATGGCCGCCGCGGTTAGGGCGTATGTCGAGGCTATCGATTCCGGGATTGTCACTTATGGCGAAAACGCCTGGCAAGAGACGCTGATCAAGCATATGGGAAACGCTGGCAGACACGAGTTGAAGCTCCTTGACGACCAGGGAGCGCCGCTGTGGATCCTCCAGAAGCAAGACGGGCGCCTCGAGGACAAGTTCGACGCAGCAATGTCCGCGGTCCTGTCCTGGACAGCCTGTGTCGATGCTCGACGATCCGGGGCTAAGCCGCGGCCGAAATCTTATGTGCCGAGGCGCATCTACTAAATGACAGAAGGGAGTCCCATGGCGTCTACACCAGAAGAATGGCTCCCCATCCTGACCAAGCGCATCGACGACAACATGCCGCGAGTCCGGCTCCTGGACCGGTATGTGTCCGGCGACGCACCGCTACCGGAGCAGTCGAAGAACACGAAAGCATCCTGGAAAGCGTTCCAGAAGATGTCCCGCACCAACTGGGGCATGCTGATACGAGACTCAGTTTCTGATCGCATCGTGCCGAACGGAATCACAGTCGACGGGTCCGCGGACTCGGAGACTGCTAAGCAGGCGCAACGCATCTACCGCGACAACCGCATGGATGCCGTTGTGCGGCAGTGGCTCGACTACGGGCTGACCTTCCGCGATTCATACCTGACTTGCTGGCAGGGAAATGACGGCCAGGCAATAATCACCGCCGATTCCCCCGAAACCATGTACGCCGCAGTAGATCCCCTGCAGCCTTGGCGAGTGCGTGCCGCGATCCGCTACTGGCGCGACATAGACGAAGAGAAAGACTTTGCGTTCGTTTGGGTGAACGGTGCGCGCCAGAAGTTCTCACGCCCCTGCTACGTGCAGAACATCAACTCCAAGCGCCTCATGACCAGAATCTCGGGCGGTTGGGAGCCTGAAACCGACCTGATCGAGACTGACGGCGCCCCACCTGTGGTTGTGTACACCAACCCGGGCGGTGCTGGGGTTTTCGAGACCCATATAGATCTCATCAACCGCATCAACTCCGGCGTTCTGCAGCGCTTGTCGACGATGGCGATGCAAGCGTTCCGTCAGCGCGCTCTAAAGAAGGAGGGAGACAAGCCCCTACCGGCGGTCGATGACAAAGGCAACGCCATCGACTATGCGGCCATCTTTGAACCAGCCCCCGGAGCGCTGTGGGATCTCCCACCAGGTGTTGACATTTGGGAATCTGCCACAACCGATGCAAGCCCCATGCTCGCCGCGTCGAAAGAAGACATCCGGCATCTCTCGGCGGCCACGAAAACGCCCCTTCCCATGCTGATGCCCGATGGCGCAAATCAGACGGCGGAAGGCGCGATGAACACCGAGAAGGGCTTCATTTTCAAGTGTGAAGCATGCCTAGCGGTAGTGAAACTCGGCCTCGAAGCCATCATCGTTAAGGCGCTAGAGACCGAAGGTGTCGCAGACGTAGGCAATGTTGAGGTGTCATTCGAGGCGCCAGCCCGTGTGACACTCTCTGAGAAGTACTCTGCCGCAGCACAAGCGGCGGCAGCAGGGGAGCCGTGGGGCTCAATTGCGCGGAACATCCTCAAGTACTCACCCGACCAGATTGCACAAGTCGAAAAGGATCGGGCCAAGGAAGAGGCGATGGCGCCACAAGTAGCGCCACCTGCTCCACAAGACTTCCCCCAGTAGGGGGTTCGCCCGTACGGGCGCCACCAATGCGAAACGCAAAGGAATTTCACATGTCTGATGTGACCCCGAATGACATGCCGGGAGCCGTAACGGAACCGGGCGAACCAGAAGGAACCGTAGACGCCATCAAGGCGCCGAAATCCGAAGCCAAAACCGATGGTTTGACCGCTGAGGAACGGCAAGAGCTGGACAGACTTCGCGCCACCCGCGTTGAGGAACGACGCTGGGAAAAGCGCGCGAAGGAAAACTACGACGACGCCACCAAGTGGCGTGAGCTCATCGAGAAGAGCGGCGGAGACAAGAAAGAGTTCGACCCAAGGGCCGAAATCGACAAGATCCGAGCCGAACTGACCACCGAACGCACCGAACGGTTGCGATCAGAGGTCGCCAGAACCACCGGAGTTGACCCTGAGGACATCAAGGGCGGCACCGAAGAAGAGATGCGCGAATCCGCCGAACGGTGGAAGGTGCGTTTCAACGCTCGACTCGAAGAAGCGATCAAGTCGAAGTCCGCACCGGCCGCAGCGCCGGCAGCCGAGGTTACTTCAGACAAGAAAGTCACCGGTCCCAAGCAGTTGACCCGTGATGACCTCAAAAACATGTCCCCCAAGGCGATTCGAGAAGCCCGCGAGAGCGGGCAGCTCGACGAGCTGATGGGGAAGTAAGCATAGGAAGGAGCCAGTCAGATGGCTGTTACCCATTTCATCCCCGAAATCTGGTCGTCCTACATTCTTGAGCGCTACATGGCCAAGAATGTGTTCGCCTCCCTCGTTGACCGCAAGTACGAAGGTGAAGCCCGCAAGGGCAACACCATCCACATCCCCGGTGTGGTCGCCCCGGCGGTCAAGGACTACAAGGCGGCTAGCCGCACCACGTCGGCAGACGCCATCAGCGACACCGGAATCGACATCCTGATCGATCAGGAGAAGAACTTCGACTTCTACGTCGACGACATCGACAACGCGCAGTCGAACGAAAACCTGCTGCCGCTGTACACCGACGCCGCCGGTGACTCGCTGGCCACCGACGCCGACCAGTTCATCGCCAACCTGCTTGTCGCCAACGCCACCGGCATGCCATGGTCGTCCAACCCCACCACGGGAGATGGCGCGTTCAACGTCGTCAAGGACGCCCGCAAGCTGATGAACAAGGCCAACGTTCCTGACGACGATCTGCGTGTCGCGGTTGTGAACGCCGAGTTCGAAGCCTTGCTGGTCGGTGCTGATTCGAAGCTCACCAGCTTCGATTCGTCCGGCGACACCGCTGGTCTGCGCAACGCCACTGTTGGAAAGCTGCTCGGATTCCGTGTGGTTACCTCGAACAACCTGCCTGAGTCTGACTCGCCGCAGGCCGTGTTCTTCCACCAGCGTGCCGCAGCGTTCGTGTCTCAGATTGACGAGGTCGAAGGCATGCGCGCACAGGACAAGTTCGCCGACCGCATCCGCGGCCTGCATGTGTACGGCGGCAAGGTCGTTCAGGCCCCCGGCGTGCTCGTCTTCAACCGGGCCGGCAGCTAGTGCTGGCATCTCCCGCTGACGTCGCCCACGCCCTAGGGCTGGAAGACGAGAACGAGCTCACCGCCTCCCAGCAGGCCCGTGTCGAGGGCCTGCTGGAGAGGGTGTCTCGAAGGTTTCAGCGGGAGGCCGGACGAACCCTGACCGCAGGGGCGGTGACCGTGCGTGCACTCACGGTGGAGGGCCGGGTACATCTACCGGACCCCCCGTCTGGAGACACTGTTACGGTCACCGACCTCTGTGGTAACACGCTCGAAGGTGTCATCGAGGGCGACTACGTTGATGTCACCCGCAACGGGTGCCCTGTCGCCACGGGTGAAATCCTTGTCGTCGAATACACCCGAGATGAGCCGCCCCAGGCCGCAATAGATGCGGTAGCGGCGATGGTCGCGCGCCACCTCACGGTGGAACCCGGTTCACCCGAATCGAAGTCCACCGACCTCACCGCGGGCGCGGATTTTCGGCAGCGTCTTGCCGACTGGGTGTCTGACACATCCTTGTTCACCGACGAGGAACTAGCGGAGGCGAGAAGCTACCGCTACCCCGTCCCTAATGTGATCATCCACCGCCTGTGACCTTCGAATCACTGGCCAGGATCCCGGTCACGTACACCCCATACACGGGTGTCACTCAGGATTCCCTAGGGAACGATGTTCCCTCATTCGGCCCCACAGTGGACCTGAAGGCGTACTCGTATGCCCCGCACCGGACTGAAGACACGGACGGGCACACCTCACGCGATATCGCAGAAGTCGATCTAGCCATGCCCCCCATGACCGTTGATCTGATGTCCCGATTCGGGATCAATGGGAAAACCTACGAGGTGGTGGGTGAACGCGACGAAACAGGCGGATTCCACGGCTGGAAGCCAGGAATCATCGTCGAGCTGAAAAGGGTGACCGGATAGTGGCCAAGTTCAGGCTGAATCGTAAGGCGCAGAGCGAATTGACGAAGGAAATCGTCGAGAAGGTCTGCGTTCCCATGATGCAGCGGGTCGCTGACGCCTGCAACCAAGAAGCGGGACTGGAAGACGGTTTCCGCGTCTCGGTAGAAGGCGATGATCCTTTGGATAAGCGCGACTACCGGGCAACAGCTATCGCCGCAACGGCAGAGGCCATCCGGTACGACCACAAGCACGACGCACTGCTACACAACTTTGGCGAGGCTGGCTGATGTTCGCCTACCACGCCCAAGTGGTCAGGGACTGGCTGGACGAAAACATGCCGGTTCGGGTGTCCACTGACGTGCCGAAAACGCGCCCAGCGCAGCTGATCACAATCGATTCAGCGCCAATCTCTAGCGGATACTCGGGAACCAAAGCCCGCGTACTCGCACGGCGCCGACTGATCATCTACTCATGGGGCGCCAACGAACTGGACGCATACAACCTGATCGAGCAGACGCGTGAATGGCTCCTCAAACTCCCCGGCAAGGGCCGCGGAGTGCACGCTGTAGACATCGCAGGGGAACCTGCCCGCCGCGATGACATCGAAAGCGAAACGCGACGGTTCGTGATGACCGTCGATGTATTAATGCGTTCAAATCCCTGAATTTACAACTAAATACACCCTTTCAAAGGCTCGGCTGCACCGATCTGCTTCTGAAAGGGGCACATCATGGCTGAAGAAGTCGGCAACGTTTTCGCCGCAGAGCCGTCCGCCGCTGGGGCCGCGTTCGTCGCCCCGCTCGGAACTACCCTCCCAACCAGTGTCGACGGAGTGCTCGATGCCGCGTTCGTCGGTCTTGGGTATGTCGGCGAGGACGGTATCACTGAAACATCGGAGCGGTCCACCGATGAGAAGAAAGACATGGGTGGCCGCATCGTCAAGGTGCTGCAGACCGAGTACAACCACTCGTTCAAATTCGTCCTCCTGGAATCGCTGAATGCCGATGTCCTCAAGGCGATCTACGGTGCTTCAAACGTCACCGTCACCCCCGCTGACGGTACTCACGGCACCCAGGTGAAGGTCCGCAAGACCAGCAAGAAGCTGCCCCACCAGACGTGGGTGTTCGACACCATCGACTCGGAGCTGTCCGCGAAGTACCGCAACTGCGTCGCAGACGGGCAGGTCATCTCTGTTGGTGATGTGACCTTGGCTAGCAAGGACACCATCGAATACGAGGTGGAACTGAAGGTCTTCGAGTCGTCCACCGGTGAATACGTGACCACGTACACCGACGACGGGCGGATCGCGGGCTCCTAATAGACGCGGCGGGGCCGAATTCCCCTGCAGCCGAGCGCGGCCCCGCCGCTCTCCAAGCGCTACGGCTGCACACAAACCCCTTGAAAGGGCGCTCATGGCTGCAAAAAACGCAACACCCTACGTCCACATCGTGGAAATCGAAGGCGTCGAAAAGAAGATCAACCTCAAACCCTTCGGGTCCGTTCCATCCGGTGTCATTCGGCGAAACCGCAAGAACCCCGAAGAGGGTATGTGGGAAATCTTTGAGTGGGGCGCGGTCTCGGAAGCCGATCTTGCTGTGTTCGACGAGCTGCCCCTAACTGAGGTGGAAGACCTTTTCACCGCCTGGCAGGAGGCCGGACAGGTCACCGTGGGGGAATAGTCGCGCTTCTCGACCTCATCGAGAAGCATGGCACCGCACTAGAATACGACCTGATCAAAGACGGGCTACGCCTACGTGACTGCCCGTCTGACGAATTCAACTGGCGCGATCTGTGGGTGTATGTCAATCACCCGGAAGAGACAAGCGCGCTATGGAAGTCCAGGAACCCGAAGTATGCGGGCTGGACTCTGACTACCCGCCTTCTGGCGATTATCGCCAATGCGCTGCGCTGGCTGGTGTGGGCGAAAACCAAGGACGGACACCGTAACCGGAACCGTCCGGTGCCAATCGGCCCTGATATGGGCGATCAGCAGTCACGCCCCGGCCTGAAAGTCAAAGCCGCGCCCCTCTCGAAGGTCAAAGAGCTACTCGGCCTTTCAGGCGAAGAGCGGCGCGAGAAGAAACTGCGAAACCTGTTCGGAAATTAGGAGGTGACACATGGCTGTTGAACTTTCATCGGGATATGTGTCTGCCACCGTCAGGTTCGATGGGGTCAACAGGGGCATCAGCAAGCTCTTTGACAACGTCCAGAAGCAGGCAGTCAGCGCGGGAAAGAGGACCGGCTCCGCATACGCTAAAGCCCTTGCCGACGAGGCGAAAACCGCTGCGGATCAAGTTAAAAAGATCTCCGAAACGGTCGCTAAGTCTCGCGACAAAGAAGCTGACGCCGCGGGCAAGCTCAAGGTGGCCCTTGAGAAGCTGAATGAGGCTCGCGAGGCGGGAACCAAGGGCTCGAAGCTCACCGCTTTGTCGGAAGCGCATGCGTCGGCGATGCGTAAGCAGCAGGCCGCGGCGAGTGAACTCGCCAAGGACTTGGATGCGGTAGCACGCGCCCAGAAGCGTGCCTCCGACGCGCAGTCCGCGATCGACAAGTCGTCCAAGCCGATACGTAACCAGGTATCCAAGCTCCTCTCTGGCTCATCTGACGCCGCAGGACGTGAAGGCGGACTTGCGGGGCGCAGGTTTGGCGATTCATTCTCCAGTGCGCTACGCACAACCGGGATTGTTGCTGCGGGTACCGCGGTAGGGAACCTGGCTGCTAATGCGATGACTAAGGCTGCGAGCCTGGCCACGAGCGGTGTTTCAGCGGTTGTCACCAAGGGCTTGGACTTCGAGAAGACCATGAACACCCTCTCGGGTGTCACAGGTGCTTCGGCAGACGTGATGCAGCGGTTCCGCGACACCGCCAAGGCCCTCGGTAACGACATGACGTTGTCGAATACCTCGGCTGCTGATGCGGCGCAGGCCATGACGGAGCTTGCCAAAGCCGGTTTCTCGGTGGATGAGTCAATAACCGCGGCCAAGGGCACCCTGCAACTAGCCGCCGCCGCACAGGTGAGCGCCGGACAAGCTGCCGAGATCCAAGCCAACGCGCTACAGGCATTCGGATTGAAGGCCGACTACGCCTCTAAAGCTGCCGATGTGCTGTCCAATGCCGCCAATGCATCATCGGCAGAGATAACCGATGTCGCGTTCGCTCTTCAGGCTGGCGGTTCTGTCGCACGCCAGACGGGGGTGTCCCTCGAGGACACCGCGGCAAGTATCGCACTGTTGGCCAACAACGGAATTAAGGGTAGCGACGCTGGAACCCTGTTGAAGTCGGCGCTTTTGAAGCTCTCCGCCCCGAGTGATCAAGCCTCGGGGGCGCTGCAAGAACTGGGCGTGAGCGCTTTCGATGCGCAGGGCAACTTCGTTGGCATGGAAGCCCTGTTCGGGCAGCTGCAGGCCGCATCCAAGCGCATGACGCCCGAAATGTATGCGATGAACACCGCCCTCGCGTTCGGATCGGATGCCGCACGTCTGGCAGGTGTGGCGGCCAAGGACGGCGCAGCAGGATTCGACAAGATGCGCGACGCCATGAACCAGGAAGGTTCAGCGTCGAAGCTGGCGGCAGCCCAAAATCAGGGCCTACCTGGCGTAATTGAGCGGCTGAAGAACGCTGCGGAAACCCTCGCCATCACGTTGTTCGAGAAGATCCAAGGCCCCCTGTCAAGCATCGGCGATGGACTGACCGGATTCACGAACAAGATGCAGGACGCTTTCGAGAACCCTGCCGTGAGCCAAGCCGCGGGGAATATCGGTTCAGCTCTGTCGACCATCGGAACCGCCTTCGGAAACGTCCTGTCTGCGGTCGGTCCGTCGTTGGTGAGCGGACTATCCGATGCGGTCAACCTGATCGTCCGGTTCAAAGATTTCCTCATCCCACTAGTGGCCGGTTTGGCCGCCTACAAGACGGTGATGCTCGCCATCACTGTCGCCACTAAGGCGTGGGCTGCCGTGCAAGCACTGTTGAATATTGCACTCACAGCCAACCCGATCGGCCTGATAATCGCCGCAATCGCCGGTTTGGTCGCCGGAATTGTGGTGCTGTACAAGCGCAACGAGACATTCAGAAACATCGTCCAGGCCACGTGGACCGCCATCAAGAACGTTATCGGGGCGGTGTGGGGCTGGCTATCCACCACCGTATTCCCGGCACTGAAAACCGCGTTCACCGCCATCGGCACAGGGGCGATGTGGCTGTGGAACAACGCCATTAAGCCAGCTTGGAACGGAATCAAGGAAGTTATCGGCCTCGCGTGGGAGGTCGCCTCCGATCTGTTCGCGAACTGGAAGCGCGCAATGGACCTGCTGGGTCAGGGCGCATTGTGGCTGTGGAATAACGCGATTTCCCCGGCATGGGAAGGCATCAAGACCGCTATCAGTGCGGCCTGGAGATTCGTGTCACCAATCTTGGATAAGTTCTCCGAGGGGTGGGACGCGCTCAAGTCCGGCATCTCTGGCGCTTCAAGCGCGATTAAAGACGCTGTTACCTCGGCATTCTCGGGTCTCGCAGCGGTCATCAAGGCACCCCTGAAAGTCCTAGGAACGTTCCTCGCCGCAATCCCATCCGAGGTGTTCGGATTCCAGATTCCCGGCGCAGACAAACTCAACTCGTGGGGTAAGTCGCTACAAGGCTTCGCTGCGGGTGGCATGGTCCGCGGCGCCGGCACGGGCACAAGCGACTCCATCTTGGCGTGGCTGTCTAACGGTGAGGGTGTTGTCACTGCCAAGGGGATGAAGAACGGCGGCGCGGGCATCGTCGCTGCCCTCAACTCAGGCTGGGTGCCATCTGCCGCATATCTGCACGACATGATGCGTGCCCCCGGATACGCCCAGGGCCTCAACCCTGGCGCCGACTATCTGCGGTCACTGGTCATGAAGATGTGGCCCCAGATCAAAGACATTGGCGGCCGACGGGCTGAAGATGGCTTCGGGGAGCACTCATCCGGCAACGCCATCGACATCATGATCCCCGGCTGGGACACGCCCCAAGGCAAGGCGCTGGGTGACGCGGTCGCGGCGTTCATCGCCAAGAACGCGTCAGCGCTGGGGCTTGACGGATTCATTTGGCGTCAGCAGAGCTACGGATATGGCGGCTCGCTCACCTCCGGTAAGCAGATGCCCGACCGGGGTAGCAGCACCCAGAACCACATGGATCACGTGCACGTGATGCTAGGCAAGGGCCGGGGTGCCGGCGCCGCGGCTGTGGGGCTCCCGACAAGCAGCATCTCCCTTCCCTCAGGTGGTGGTTCGGTATCCGCTTTGGGATTCGGGGGCTCATCGGGATCTGCGGGGTCCTCGGGTGCCAGCCCGAAGCAGGTGCGCGAAGCCGACGACCGTATCAATGATCTGTCCAACCGCCTGGACGTGACCGAGCAGGAGCTAGCCGACCTCGAGTCCAATCCTAAGGCGAAAGAAACGACCAAGCAGCGTAAACGCGACATGGTCGACAAGCTCAAGCGGGATCTTCAGCAGGCGAAAGACGACCGAAATGCCCTCGGTTCAAGCGGGTCTGGCGGTGGATTCGGGGGCGGCAACAACCCGTACGCCAAGATCGCCGAAGGACTAGCTGAAATCATGCCGGATGCCGGGGGCCTCGCTGACATCGGCATCGGCGGACTCAAAGAGTCCCTTCTGCCGCCAGGATTCTCCGACCCCACCCAATGGGGATTGGTACAAGCGGGCTCAACTCTGCTGAAGTTCTTTGGCGGGCTGCGCAATAACTCGGATGGAAAACCGCTACTAGGTGAGGGCGGGGCGCTGTTCGCCAATATCGCCGGATCTGCCATGACTGGATCTGGCAGCGGAATCGTCGACGCGATCAAGACAATCATTCCGGCCCCGTTCGGGAGCATGGATGCTGCGCAACTCCAAGGCGCCCCAGGGGACATCAACCCCGTCATTGCAGGTGCTCAAATCCCAGGCACCGGCTTCGGCGATATGGGCTCCGCTTTCTCCAGCGGCAGCGCCGGTCCCGCACAGGGCGGAAATGGCGCAAACGTCGACCAGTCCATCAACTTCAACGCCCCCGTAGGAACCGGCGTCGATCAGGCGATGCAGAAGTCGCAATCCGCCCAAAACCAACAGTGGCGCCAGAACTTCGGAACACGAACCGGACCGGTGGGGTAGTAGATGGCTCTGTCTAACCCTTGGATCCACGGCCCGGAAACCGGCGAAGACTTCACACAGCTCCCGCCGCACCTGCAAGGCGTGGAAACGAAGATCGTCTACATCGGCGTCGTGCATCCGATCCACAAGAAGCGGTTCACCTGGAACCTCTTGGGTTCACACAAGGGCCGCGAGGGCATTGTGATGGCGCCCGTCGCCACCGGGTTGTTCCACACCCCGTTCGAAACTCTCATGTCCGAGGGCCCGTACCAGATCGGTGCCGAACCAGAGCGCACCGACTGGAAGAAGCGCATGATTTCCATCGGCGTTCACGTGAATCCCGATATCGCCCCCTGGATAAGCGGCAGTAGTAGCAGGGTCATTGACACCCCGTTCCGGTATCGGATGATTGAGGAACGCTGGTGGGGTTCATGGTCGGCCACCGAAGACGGCTACCTGGGAGTGTTTACCCGCACCCATGGGTGGCGGTGGCTGCGGGTCAGGCTCGCTGAAGAGCCCAAAGACCCGTGGGAACTCGACCCGGTGGCATTCGGCAACAACTTCATGACCTGGAGCATGAACATCGTTGCCACGCAGCCCTATTTCGCTAAGCGAACCGAGTTCAAGACGTGGCAGAACGATGTCGAAACCTCCACCCTGTGGGACAAGATTGAGGACCTGCTCAACGAGTTCATTCCCGGGCTGGATGTGGGTGAAGGCGCCATTCGTGTGCCGAACCGCGGAGACATCGCCGTCTACCCGAAGTTCTTGGTGTCCTCGCCAGGCAAATGCTGGATTCAAGAGGGTGACCGGTGGGTCCAGCTGCCGCTACTGAGCCCGCAAGACGGCTACGTGATGGTAGATACCGACCCGAACGCGCAAACACTCACCGCAACAACAGATCCAGTGGACCCGCTGTTCATGCGGATCCTGCGAAACTCTCAACTCCTAGATGTCCTTCTGCATGACCTGCTTTCCATCACCCTGCCGGTGTGGAGGCGTATGGAGGACCGATTCACCGAAGCATCCAAGATCCCGCCACGCACGCTCGCGGCGGTCAAGGTGCGCCACTCCAACGCTGACGGGCGGGTCACCATGTTTGTTCCCCAACGCTATTCGAAGGGCTTCGCGTAGCAGTGTCGGGTGATTGGTCGGTCGATCTGACCGACTTCACAAGCCTGCAAGGAATCCTGGACCGGCTGCTCCGCGAGACGCAGACCACCCCAGACCTTGGCGACCCCATGGTGGCGTACCGCTACCTCAATGCGCGCCGCAAGGCCATGCGGGACGCCTACAAGCAGCGACCTTTGCTGAGGATCTGGGACAAGCACCACCGCCCGATCGCCGACCTAGCGGGCGAGAAATCGGTTGTTGTAGAGGAAGTCATGGCGGACTCAGGTACCGCCACGGTGGTCATCAGGCATTCGAACTGGCTGTCAAAGTTCCTTCTCTATGACCGCCGCGCTGAAGAAGATATCCAGTTCACGCTAGATCCGAACCCTACTGATCGGTCTTGGAAAACCCGTTGGGGCGGAAAGATCGTGAACGTCAACGCAGTGCGCGACAAAGACGGGTTGCACACCGTTGAGCTCGAGATGATGCACAACCGGGAGCACGCCAAACACATCCTGGGTGGCGCGAATCCTCTGTTACCGCCTGAAATTCAGTTCCCGAAGATGTTCTTCCTTCCCTGGAACATGCGCACTGCCGGTTCGATCATCATGTTCTTGAACCTGGCTCGCCAGTTCTTTCCGCTATTGAGTATCCCCACGAACATTTTCAACCCTGGCGCCTGGCTAGGGGTTCGGGACATCATCGGCGGCCTGAACCCGTTGGCGTGGCCTATCCAGGTCCAATTCGTCAACCCACTGTTCGATCAGTCTCGTACCACGATCCTGTCGTCCCGCTGGCAAGACCTGCACACCGTTTTGGCTGCACCGATGCAGGACGCCGGCTGCATGCTGCGCGCCTACACCTGGCTGACCGAAGATGACACCTCGCCGCACCCAGAACTGGGGGCACTCGGGGATGCGCTGGCGCGCCCCACCCGCAACTGCGTGGTCTTCGCATTCGAAGACAAGTCCGGGGTTACTGGACCCACGGGGACCTTAATTGACGGTCCTCTCCGCCTAATCGCTGAGACCGCCGACGATTTGATCACCAACGCCATCGTCCCGCCCGACATGTACGACGAAGACGGCGACGGCAAAACCGATCCACTGATCAGGAAGTGGTTGGGATTCGCCCCCGCTAAGCCCAAGGTTGTTTTCCGCGAGGGTGAATACACCGGGATCATCGACGCTAAACGGTCCATGAAGGGCTCAACAGCGAAGACCGTGATGACGGGCTCCCGGTCACCGGCCTGGCTGAATCAACTCCAAACATTCGGCATCAAGTACGGGCTGTCCCAGCTATCCGCTGTCATTTCATACGGTTTGGGTGCTTACCAGCAGCCGGGAACCCCCGGTTTGGAGGAGCTGTACCAAGGGCAGCTGGATAACACGCTGTTCGCATGGCAACGATTCACCGATCCGCGCCGCGTACTTCTCATGGGCGATCTGGGGTATCTGGAGCATTTCGAACAAGGTCAAGGGACCGCCTACACGTCAGCGGGAATCCTGGATCTACGGAACGGGCATTGGAAGACAAGGGCGTTCGTCAGCTTCAAGACAAGCATCCGCAACGGGATGCCTTGGATAGCCGATGAGCATTTCACCCTCGGCGACAGGGTGGCCTTCCAGTTGGGAAGCGTCCTGCACGTCGACCAAGTGTCGGCGATCCGCCGCTCCTACGATGCGGACTCGCCACTACTGGTTGAACTATCGCTCGGCCAGGACTTGGACGAAGAAGACCCAGTAGCCAAGTCGATGCGCACCCTCGCGGGCTTCTGGAACCTCGCCGGAACCTTCTTCGGTTCCGACTCAATGTTCTGAGTAAAGGAACGAAATTGGCTGCAGATAAGTACGTTCCGCGTGCCTTACAAGCCTATGCGGAGAAGCAGAAGGCCCAGGACGCGCAGAAAGCGGAGATGGAAAGCGCCTATCAGGACTTTCTGACGGACTGCCACTACCCGCAGGACAAAGACGGAAACCGCATGGACTCGGCGCATTTCGTGTGGCTTGTGGGTTACCACATGATCAGGTGCGGGTGGCGGCGCTCGGCGCAACCCCTCATCAAACCGCGGGCCGTTGAAGCGCCCGGGGTAGTCGAAGGCGCAATCGAATGGGTTCCTATCGACGCACCCGACGACCCCTTAGAGGGCGTCGAGAACATGACGTTCGCACAGATCAACGCCCTACCGGAGTGGCTGAAACGCAAAGCGATACAGCGACTCAACGGCAACCAAGACGCAGATGACGACCTACCCGAAATGGCCGAACCGGCATGGCGGGTGACTCCGAACATCGCCATCAAGGATGAGCGACCCATCGGGGATGACTTCGTGAAGGGAATCGAGAATGGCTGAACCGGGCGATACCCCCTACCTTGGGTCGATCCTTGCGCGCCTGCACTTCTGGGGTGTCGTCTCCGATATGGACGTACCTGGCGGCGTCACAGGCACATTCGAGCTCGCCGACCAAGACGGCGCAGTCACCATGGACGCCCTCGTAGGGCCTCCTGGTCCCGCTGGTGAGAATGCCCCCATCGTCAAGATGCAGTACCAGTCCAGCATCGACGCCCCCGCCGATCTTCCCCAAAACCTCACCGACGATCCGATCGATATCGGAAAAGCCTGGTGGGTAGGCAACATCGTCTACCTGTGGGACGGCGAACACTACGTCCAGAAGCAGATGGGCACACAAGGCCCCCCGGGACCGCTGCCGAACATCACTCCCACGGTCCAACTGCTGGACCCGGACAACCCCAGTTTGACCTCGGAGATCATCGTTTCGGGTACCTCCGCCAACCCGACATGGCTCCTGAAGCTCAAAGCACCGCGGGGTCCGCAGGGCGATAACGCCACCATCCGAGACGCAACCGACTATGACGACTCGGTCGCGCCCGCCGCGGGACAGGTCATTGCCTGGAACGGTGTCGACTACGCGCCAGCCGACTTCAACCCCTTGGCGACAAGGTTCTACACCGTCCCCGAGTCTGCGTTCACCGACTTCACGGGTCTAGCCACGCGACAGACGATCGGCTCATTCATCATCCCGCCGATGCCGTTCGACTACGTACCCGTAGTGCACGGGCATTTCAAGGCCAACGGCATCGAACTCGACGCCGACCCATTCATCATCGGCTCCGAGGTCCGCATAGGGAATGCCACAAGCGGCCAGCTGATCGCCAAGGGCGCCGGCAACATGTCCTCCTGGTCCGCCCTGTTCCCGCACGCCTCATCCACGGGCTCCCCGAACACCGCTATCACCCCCGACAACGGGATAGGCATGATCCCGGCATACAGCACCGGTACAACGTCAACTTTGTACGTGAACCTCGTCAACGAGGGCATGGCGGGCTTCTACTCCTTCAACAAAGCAGGCGCACAGCTCTCAATCCTCATCGTCCCCGTCTCTCCGTTGAAGCCTGAGGACGGCTCCTAGTGCCACGGTCTTTCGACCGAATCCCGCTGCCGTTCAACGACCCTAACCAGGGGCTCGAGTTCCATATCGGCACCGCTTTCCAGCAAGGGCTGGAAATGTGGAAGGCAATCATCGATGGAATCATCGAGTACGCCGAAAGCCTGATCAAGGAACTCATCCAGAAACTCCTGGGCTTGGATGTTGACCCGGAGCAGGCGCTCGAGGATCTGTGGAATCTACTCACCGGCTGGGTAGATGACATCCCGATCATCGGCGACATCATCGAGATCATCAAGGACTTCCTGAACGGGAACCTGTTCGGGCGTGACGGATTCATTCTGTCGAACCTGATCCCGGCGTTGTCGTTCAGCTGGATCACTGATGAGCAGCCGAACCTGTTGGTGGCGGGCAATTTCCAGGACGGCTCCAGCATCGCCGACAACCCGTACTGGACCTGGGAATCCGGGGTTACGCATAGTGCGGACAGTTCCGGCAGTGTGAAAGTCACCGCGAATGGTGTCACGAAAGCGTTGCGGTCCAACGAGATCCTTGCCAATCCTGGCCAAACCATGTCGCTGGAGATGTGGGTTAAGTGGTCCGGGTACGCGGGCACTAATTCGCCGATCAAGTTGCAGATGGTCGAGTTCTCCGGTCGCGGGGATAGCGCTGTACAGGTTGGGGTTGAGGACGTTGCGACGCTGAACCCGAACACGTCAACGGGGGATTGGCGTCAAATGGTCGGGAACTACACGGTTCCCGACGGTGTGCATGCGGTGCGTGTGCGGATCCTGGTGACCAAGGACGCCACCTCGGGTGTTTTCAACTTTGATGACGGTGTTGGTAAGAAGACCAACAAGATTCAGCAGGGCTGGATCGACGGGTTGTCGAACACGTTCCAGGAAGTTCTGTCTCGGTGGCAGTTGATCATCGACACCGTAGTCAACGGGATCACGGGATCCAACAACGCGTTACACACCCTGGAAGATCTGTTCGACGCTGTCACTCATATCCCGTTGTTCAAGATCCTCGGCTTCGGTGGCCCGGGGGATGCGAACACAACTTTCGAGGAGTTCCTTTCACATCTTCTCGGGGGAATGTCGGGATCGACTGACCCGAACTCCAATGGCGGTTTCGCTGACCTGTTCAACGTTGCCAAGCTGCTACAGACCGCGGCGGCGATGGGGGAGAGCGCCTTCCAGATCCTCTCTATCCGCAACAACACCCCCGTCAACACCGGTTTGTTGCCGTCGGGTAGGTCGAACTACGGCCTGACCAGCGTCAACACCACCCTGTCTGCCACACAGAGTGCGTCACTGATCGCGACAATGCGCGTGGAGCAAGACATCGCTTTGGGCGTGGTGTCGTGGCTGGGCTGCGGCACCAGCGGCATCACAGCGTTCTACGTCAACATCTGGAAACTCGACGGGGTTTCCGGGGACTGGGCTTTGGTGCATCACTCCCCGAACATCCTGTCCGAGCTGACCGCCGGTACTACACCGAACTGGACGTTCTACCAGCTCGACACCCCAGTTGATCAGAAGGCGGGGGAAATCTACGCCTACGAACTCGTCCCCGTCGGCGGAACCCACAGTGTCCGCGGCATTTCCACCACGGACGATATTCCTGATCACCCGTTCGCGCAGGTCGTTGGCTTGGCCGCGACACGGGATAACTCGTCGTCCCCGAACACACCTCCCTCGACCATCGCCAAGGCGAGCGTTGTTCGGTCCGGGAACATCCCGTGGATTGAAACAGCTATCGACACCGGAAACGGTGTGGGCTACTACGACCCCATCTCGGTGTATGCCGTTGACGATGGCACGATTCCGATCCCGTCGTGGTGCAACTTCGTTGATGTTGTAGCAGTAGGTGGTGCCGGTGGCGGCCAGATGGGGTTCACCGTCGGATTCCACGGAGAACCGGGATCTCCGGGTCTCTACAAGGCCGCAACGTGGCAACGGGGCGTGCACTTCGCCGACGACACGGTTCTCACGTTCACCAAGGGTCCCGGCGGACTAGGTGGACGCCTCGGCCACGATGACGGCGAAGACGGCACGGCTACTAGTTGGTCAATTCCTGACTACAGCATCACGGCGGAACCCGGAATCGGCGGTACTGAACTACAGCTGGGCTACAACCCCATTGGTCGCGGTCCCGGGAATTTCGAGTACAAGGGCGAGAACCATGTCGGTGGCGCGGACCAAAAGATACCCGGCCGCGACGGTGTATCCCCGGGCGGTGGCGGTAACGGCGGCAATGGGCTGACGTTCCAGAACGGCGGTAAGGGGGCCGACGGCGCAGGCTGGGTGAGATTCCGGCAGAACCCACTCGAGGGGGAAGAGGTCATCGGCGGCCCCGGCCAAGTCTTGGTCCCCAGCATCGAATCCACCGCATCGCTGGGCACACCGACCGTCTCGGGTGGGTTGTCGCTGCTTCCGCTGGAGGATCAGGCCGCTATCGACGCGATCGTGGCCGCGAACATGACCGCCCCGGGTGGGGTGTTGGCCATCCAGTCCCCAGACGGGTACTACACGAAGGCGTACGGCAAGGTCTCCACCGCCGCAGGGGCGCGGAACGTGATCCCGGAGGACCACTTCCGTATCGGTTCCTGCACCAAGTCGTTCACCGCAACCATGATCTTGCAGGCAGTTGATCGTGGCTTGTTGTCGTTGGACGATCCGCTGGAGAAGTTCCTTCCCGGCGTTCCGGGCGGCACCAAGATAACGGTCCGCCACATGATGTGTCTGCGGTCGGGTCTGTTCAACGAACAAACCGACCTCGGCATGATGATGCGCTACTTCCTGATGCCGACCTCTGACTGGACGGACGAAGAAACACTCGCGATCGTCAAACAGCACGAACCGTCATTCGAACCCGGCCAAGGTTGGGCGTACGTCAACTCCAACTACTTCCTGCTGGGGATGATCGTTTCGATCGTCAACGGCCGCCCCACGAGAGACGTGCTACAGACGGACATTCTGGATCCGCTGGGTTTGACGCAAACCAGCTGGCCCACCACCGCGAAGATGCCCGAACCGTATGCGAACGGACACGCCTGGGCCACCGGAATTTTCGGTGGCGGGGCCTGGCAGGATGCCACCGAAACCGGGCCGGGATATGCGAGCGCCGCCGGTGTCATGATTTCCACCGCCCACGATCTGCTGCTGTGGGCCAAGGAATTACGCGACGGCACCCTATTGAGTCCTGAGCTGCATGAGCTGAGAACCAAATGCTACTGGCCTGTCCCGTGGGGCAATGATGACCAGCTGACCTATTTCGGGTACGGGCACGGCATGTTCGAGCTTGGGCAGTGGCGCGGCCATGGCGGGTCGTGGCGCGGGTACGAAGTCTCGGTCTACTACCTGCCGAACGGCACCTTGTTCGCGATGTGTGAGAACGCCCAGACACCGACCGTTGAGGTTGAGGTGTCGATGATGTTCAAAATCGGCAAGTACCTTTACCCGGATTCTCTGACGGTCCCTGATTATCAGGCGAATCGGGTGTTCGGTATCCCATCGAAAGCCTCGGTCGGTAAACCGATCGTCGGCAGTATTGATGTCAAGTTCGACAACAAGAGCACCTTGGGTACAAGTCAGGCGACGATCCCGGAATTCACGCTGGACCCCGAAGCGAACATTGTGTTCGCCTATCTGGCAACGCAATCCGGCATTGATCTGTCTGTAGTGACGGCGAAAATCGGCGGCGTCACCATGAACAGGCTACCGATTATGTCCAATGGGTCGAACCAACTGGTGGTGTGGTGGCTGCTCGATCCGCCCACAGGGGCTAGGTCGATCAACCTGCTCAATGCCCCGTATGGGTCGAACTATGCAACCGGTGCGGCGTCCTACAAACTCGCCGCACCTGCAGGGATTGAAACACCCGTGATCACTCAGGGCTACAGCGCGTCCCCATCGGTCAGTGCTACCACCAATAGCCACGGCAGGATCGTCAACGCCTTCCTGTATGGGGGACAGACCAGCGCCTACAACCAAACCGAGCGTGGACATTTGGATGCCGTCGCGTTCGGTGCCGGACTGATATTCGGCGACGCACCAGGCGGTTCGGTGACGTTCACCCAAACCCTCACAGCTGCCGCCCCATGGATCGGTATCGCGATCCCCATCGTCTCCAACGCGGAATAGGGAGAACCTTAATGGTAAACGCTTTGTACGATCACGCCCGAGAAGCATTCCTTAAGGGCGACCTCGACTGGGAAGTGCACAACTTCAAAGTCTGCGGAGTGGACGCCACATACACACCCAATATCGCAACCCACCAGTATCTTTCGCACATCACGGGAATTGTGTGCACATCCTCGAACCTGTCCGGTAAGTCATGGACCGCCGGTGTCGCAGATGCCGCTGATGTCGTATTCCCGACAGTCACGGGTGCAACGATCGTGCGCTGGATCATCTACCAAGACACCGGCACCGCGGGCACATCGCAGCTTGTCGCGTTATACGACACAGCATCCGGGCTGCCGGTGATCCCCGATGGCACCAATATAACGGTCACCTGGGACAACGGGGCTAGTCGGATCCTCCGCATCTAGCTATGGCTGGTGTAACCGGCTGGTGGGCTGAAACATTCAGTGAACCGGCCCCTAAAGTGCTCGCCCTAGCCGGGGGCGTTCCTGGGGTTGCGGTGACGCACGACGTATACGCGTTCACGACCGGGGCAACCTTGACCCTGACGGGATCTGAGCCACCCGTCATTGGTCCACCACTGCGGCCGGGTTCGCCGGAACTCACCCTTACAGGCGGGGTCCCTGGCATTCGGGTCGGCAACGTTCTGTCGCCGGACGACGGCGAGATGGCATTGGCTGGCGATATCCCCACGATCGTTCAGTCCAACAACAACCTTGTATTCCCCACGGCAGCTGCGGGTTCACTCACCGGGGGAACGCCGACGATCATCACCGGCCCAATCCTTATCCCGACCGCCGCCACACCGTCGCTTACCGGCGGAACTCCCGCGTTGGCGCATCGTTTGGTGCCCACCGCTGCCACACCGACACTCACTGGTGTACGCCCGCTGATCAACGTGACCTACCCGCCACCCACGGTGCAGCTCACCCTCACGGGCGGCACCCCACGGATTGCCATCACAGTCACCCCGACTGGCGCAGCCCCAACCGTCACGGGCGGTATACCGTCCATAGCCCTGTCACTGGCCCCCACAGCTTCGCTGACTATTACCGGTGGGACGCCGCGCATAGTGCAGACCCTCGCACCGCCAGCAGCAGCACCGACGCTTACCGGCGGGGCTCCGCTGATTGCCGCGAAGGTAGCACCCACAGGTGCGACCCCATCCTTGACTGGCGGCACACCGGTAGTCACCACCATCCACACAGTCTCTTTCGTTGCCGCCAACGGGAACGCGAGCAGTTCTGTCACCATCCCCACTCATCAAATCGGGGATCTGATCGTCCTGTTCGCGTACAACCCGTTCTCAACCTCCGCGCCCACCAAGCCGTCGGCGGGCGGCACGGTCCCGGACTACACCTATATCGACAACGCCAACAGCGGAAGCGGATCAGGCTGCACCACCGCGTATTTCAAGGCGACAGCTACTAACACGACATCGGGGACTTGGGGCAGTGCGTCCCACATGATCGCGGTCATTGTGCGTGACCAGAACACAAGCTCGCCGATCGGTGGTCATGGCCAAGCTGCGGGAACGAGCGCCTCGTCCACTGCGCCGTCGGTGACGTTGACCCACACCGACGGGTCCTCGGTACTGCTGCATTTCCACGGCCACTCCAGCTTGGGTGCGAGCGGATGGGATGCCGCGCCAGCCGGTTACACACGCCAAGCCTCATCGGGCGCGGCGTTCGGTTCAGCGACCGCCCTCAACACCAAGAACATCACCACCACCGATGGATCTGTAGCCCAGACGGGCGGCCAGTCCGGCCAAAGCTACGCGGCAGCCACTGTCGAAATCATCAACTAACGAAAGGGCACTACCTTGACCGCAGGCACATGGACGTTCCCCAATGGGGCACGCACCAATCTACTTAACGGAACGTTCGACATCGACTCCGACACCTGGCGGGTCGCCCTCGTCACTTCGTCATCCAATATCGGTTCCTCCACCACCACTTGGGCTGGTGTCACCAATGAGGTTGCTCAGGCGAACGGCTACACCACGGGCGGTGTGGCTGTGACCCTCACCCTTTCGGGCACCACGAGTGTTACGGCGTCGTTCTCCACGAACCCAACCTGGACCGCATCAGGCGGCAGCATCACCGCAAGGTGGGCCGTCCTTTACGAGCTCGGCGGAAACGTGCTGTGCTACGTGCTCCTGGACAACACCCCAGCCGATGTGACAACCACCAACGGCAACAGTTTGACGATTGACAGCGATGGGGCACCGGCTCCCGTCTTCACCTTGTCGTAGCACTCTCACCTCCTTGTGGGCCTCGCTAGTGCGGGGTCTTTTTTAATGCCCGAAAGAGGTCGCATGTTCTCTCAACTGCTGCGTTACCCCGCCTACTACGCCGTTATCGGGTTGGCGGGGTTCGGGTTCGGAGTGTGGTTCCGGCGCTCCCGCTGGGTGACGGCGGGTCGACCAGGGCTCGATCCCCGGATCGGAGGCATCTAGTGAATTGGTTGCGCCGCAAGATCAATGAGTGGCTGGCCGCGATCTGGTGGTCGTACTAATGGCCGTCCTACGCGCGAATGTTGAGTTCGCGAAGCGGATTTTCCAGGACCGCGTCGGCAACGACTACGTGTACGGCGGCAACTGGAATCCGTTCAACCTCAAGGTCGGTACCGACTGCTCCGGTCTGGTCATTGACATCTGCGACGCTGTGCGCAACGGGACCGCGATGGCCTGGACCCGGCATGGGATGTCCACCGAGAGCTGGCGTCCGATCGAGGTAGGTCAGACCGGAACGATCTTCAACACCATATGCGTGGCGTCGCCGAATGACTTCCCGGCTGATGCTGCGGTGAAGATCGCCATCCATCACGGCCCCGGCGGTGGGGCGAACAGTCACATGTGGTGTGAGGTTGAGGGAATCCGCATGGAGTCCAACGGCTCCGATGGGTGTGTGACCGGGAACCAGGCGCGGTCCGTGTACGACACGAGCTATGCGAACGACTGGCACTACCTGCCCGGACCCATCACAGGCCAGGTAGGTGTCGATCCCGCAGGAGTGCTGGCACGTGCCACCGGGCTAAGTGTCGCGAGGGCTTCGCAGATCCTACCCGCGGTGTCGGACGGGCTCAAGGCTAGTCAGTGCACGAACGTCAATCGGATCGCGATGTGGCTGGCGCAGGTCGGCCACGAGTCAGCCGGCTTCAATGCCACCGAAGAGTATGCCTCCGGTGCCGCCTATGAAGGGCGTGCAGATCTGGGTAACACCCAACCCGGGGATGGGGTGCGGTTCAAGGGCCGCAGCTGGATTCAGATCACCGGCCGCAACAACTACGCAGCGTTCTCGCGGTGGTGTTCGGGTAAAGGACTCGTTCTGTCGCCAACGGAATTCGTTGATAACCCGAACCGACTGGCCGAACTGCGGTGGGCCGGTATAGGTGCGGCTTGGTACTGGACGGTCGCCCGCCCGGACATCAACGCCCTGTCGGATCGGCAGGACTTAGAGACCGTCACGCGCCGAATCAACGGCGGCACCAACGGCTTGGCTGATCGTCGCGACCGATACAACCGCGCCCTACTCCAGGGCGATGCGCTTCTGCAACTACTCACTGAACCGCTGGACCCGATTGAGGAGCTACTGATGTCAGACCTTCAGGTCGAATCCCTATCCATCTACGCCACCCCAGGTGAGCCGTTGATCCCGATTGTTCGCATGGTGCAGGCCATCGACGCCGCGGAGCACCGCAAGCTCGTCGAGGACTGGGCGCGCACCGGGGATGCAGACGCACTATCCCGTATCGCCCGCACCGCGGCGGGGCAAGGGAAGTTCCGTGACGCCGCCACCATCGCACACGCCAAAGCCGTGCTCGCTGACATTGAAGCCACTAACCCTGCAGTCCTGCAGGAGTTCATCTCTCAGAAGGGACAATCATGACCGCCCAGATTCGCAAGTGGTACTACCTCATCGGCGCACTGGTGACAGCGCTCGTGCCGATTCTGGTGACCTCCGGTGTCGTCAGTGACACCCAGGGCAATGCGTGGATCAACGCCGTTGTAGCTATCGGTGGCGTTCTGGGTGCTGCGGGTCTCGGCACTGCCGGTGTGGTCTTGGGCAAGCAGATCAAGGGAGCCCCCGGTGCCGCAGCGGACAAGGCCGTCACAAGCCTGCAGGACATCCAGGCTCAGCTGAACTCCACCGCGCAGGCCGCGCAGGACCAGCTTGCCGCCGCCACCCAGGTTGCCGTGGACAGCATCACCAAGATTCAGGCCACCGTAGGCAATGTCGTCGGCCCGCAGGTTTCCCTCGGCCCGCTGGCTGCCGAGGTCATCAAGAGCGTGACTGAGTGATCCTCACCCTCGGTTCTCACGGGGAGGTAGTAGCGAGGTGGCAGCGGGTCATGTTGGCCCGCTTCGCCTCCTACGCCAAAGCCGCCGATGGGGGACCACTGAAGGTCGACTCGTATTTCGGGTACGACGACCAAGCCGTCCAGAAGGAATATCAGCGCCGCACGAACCAACCTCAGACGGGTGAGGTCTCGCAAGCGGATCTGGTGAAGCTGGGTTTGACGCCGCTGTTCTTCACGGTCGAGGGACACCTGTCCGACATGTACCAGGGGCCTTGTGCTTTCGTGGCCTCTACTTTGGAGCGTGAAGGGCGGGCGGTGTGGCGGCCCACCGGCTATGACAACGTGCGGTTGCCGTTCAACAACCAGTCCGGTGTGGACGAACTCGTCAACCGTCTGGATACCAAGCTGTTCGACGACGGCACACCCTTCCCTGAAGGAACACCCTGGAATCTGGCGATCTTCAGCCAGGGCGCGATGGTCGGCTGCGAGGTCATGGAAAAGCACGTCCTACCGACTAATGGCAGGTTGCATTACCGGCTCAAGGACTTCCGCAAGGGTATTGCATTTGGGAACCCCTACCGCCTGATCAACCAGTGCGCCCCTTGGGTTCCCGACCCGCCCCAGCCCAACACGCAGGGAATCATGGACTGGCACTTTGACTTCCTGAAATACCCCGAGCTGGCGGGGAAGTGGCAAGAGCATGCCCGCACCCGCGACTGGTACGCCGAGAACCGGTTGGACGAGGCAGGTCAGAACATGACCGCGATCGCAAAGATCATCACCCAATCCTCCTGGACCGGTGGGGCTTCCTCGATAGTTGCCCGAATCATGGACCTATTCATCAACCCATTCGACGGGTTGATCGACATCGTGTGGGCGATCGTCCGAACCTTCCAGGGCATCGCCCACTTGGAGGCCCACGGCACGTACGACCTGAATCCAGTCCTTGACTGGTTCCGTGCTTAACAACTGAATAGAGCCCTCGAAGCGCCCCATGAAAGGCGGTTCAAACAAATGTCCATCCGGGAACAACTGGCCGAGGCCGCCAAGCCGAAGCAGCGCTGCACATGCTGTGCATGGGTCGCTACGCAGAGTGCAGATGACCGTAAGGCTATTGAGGAATGGGTAGCCGAAGGGAAGTCGATTGAGGCGCTTGTCCGCGTGCTGCGGAATGAGGGTCTTCCGGTGGGGCCGGTGCAGTTCCGGCGTCACGTGCGAGAGTGTGTGCGCTCTTGAGTATCCGTGACAGCCTCAATAGTCGCCGCCCCGTGCCGGAAGAGTCGGCACCAGAGCAGGCGAAAATGCGCGCGGAGTGGGACGGCACCGCAGGTTTTATTCAGACGGGCAAGGTCTCAGATGACTTCGATGAGCAGGACTTCGAGGGCATCCTTCGCGAGTTCGCCGACGAACTGCACTACGACCCAGCCAAGGTTGAGATTGCCGGTAACCCACAGGTCGTGGTGTGGGAGACGGGCTTCCGCAACAAGGAGGGGGAGTGGGAGAAGCATAAGCACCACTCCTGGCGGTATCACCTCGCCGTCCGGCGTTGGGCTATAGACCTACCCGCCTTGTATGCGGAGGTCCGCAAGACGAGGCCGGTGCAGCCGAAGAAACCCACAGGGGAGTCGACGGTTGTGGTGTGCTGGGCAGACATTCAAACCGGGAAGGTCGACCACCTCGGCGGCGTCAAAGAGTTATTACTGCGCCTTCAGGAAAAGCGGGAAAACCTGAACGCCTACCTGAAACGTTCAAGGTTTGATCGCATCATCATCGCGGACGTGGGCGACATTGTGGAGGGCTTCGACAACGTCACAGCCCAAACCCGCACCAACGGCCTATCTCTCATGGATCAGGTCGAGGTTGCCGCCACGGAGTTCTGGAAGACCATCACCCTGTGCGCCAAGCACGCCCCGGTGGATGTGCTGTCCATCCCGTCCAATCACGGCCAGTGGCGCCGCGGGAAGGATCTAATCGGGAAGCCCACCGACGACTGGGGATTGGCTATCTCGAAACGTCTTGAATGGCACAACAACCCCGACAACCAAGGCCCGAACCTGCCGGTAGATTTCCACCGGCCGCCCGAGTGGTGCGAGACACTGCAGTTCGATGTACGCGGCACCAGGTTGGGGTTGGCGCATGGCCACCAAGCCTCCGGCGCTGACCGGGTTAAGACGTGGTGGGAGAAGATGACCCACGGTGTCCGTTCTCAAATGACCTGTCGCATTCTCATCTAATCTGTCGCAACCGCGTGTCGTTCTCATTTGATCTG